GTAATCCGAACCCCGCACATCATCTAGTCCCTGGTGACCACTGGGGTGGTCATAGCGGGGTGGTCTCCTGATTGCCGAGGTGGTCTCCATGGAAGAGTGGATGAGTCTGCGGGCCTACGCCCGGCACCGCGGGGTGCGGCTCTCGGCCGTGCAGAAGGCCATCGAGACTCGGCGTGTCACGGCGATACGTGAGAAGAACGGTCGCGTGAACGGGATCGAGAAGCACCAGGCTGACGAGCAGTGGGGAAAGAACACCGACCCCGTCGAGGCGGCACGCAATGGCAAGCTGGTGGCGCCGGCCACGGTGCAGGCGCCTAGCCAGGCGAGTGCAGACGTAAAGACGGATCCGGTGCCGGCTGCACCTGTTGGTAGCGATGCCGGCGCGGCGAACAGCGAGGCTGCGCCCGGTGGTGCTGATCTGCTGCTGGTCGGTGGCGCGGGTACTGGCGCAGGCGACCAGGGCGACTACCTGGCGGCGCGGGCGAAGCGCGAGGGCTATCTGGCCAAGCAGGCGGAGCTCGACTACCTCGAGCAGATCGGGCGGCTGGTGCCGAGCGAGGAGGTGGAGCGCGAGGTGGCCGAGATCTTCAGCCAGCTCAAGAGCAACGTGTTCCTGATCTCAGACCGCAAGGCGCAGATTCTGGCGGCGGAAGGTGACCCGGTGCGCGTGCACCGCTTGCTTAGCGACGAGTTCAGGACGGTCTTCGATGAATTCTCCGGTCGACTTGCCAGTGACGCTACCGCAGGGATTGCGGAACGCGAGGCAGCTGGTCCGTAGCGTTGCGGCGCGCGCGCTCGCGCCGGAGCCCGAGCTCACGGTGTCGCAGTGGGCGGATCGCTACCGTCGGCTGTCGTCGAAGGCCTCGGCAGAGCCTGGCCGCTGGCAGACGGCGCGCACGCCGTACCTGCGCGAGATCATGGACGCGCTGACGCCGTCGCACCCGTGCACGGACGGCGAATTCATGAAGGGCACGCAGATCGGCGGCTCGGAGGCGATCTACAACGCCGCTGGGTATCTCGCGCACCAGGTGCCGTGCCCGGTCGGCCTTGTGATGCCGACGACCGACACCTGCAAGACGATTTCCAAGCAGCGGCTGCAGCCGATGATCGATGAGACGCCGGTGCTGCGGGCGGTGTTCGCGGAGCAGAAGTCGCGGTTCTCGTCGAACACGGTGATGATGAAGGATTTCGCCGGCGGCATGTGGCGGCTGATGGGCGCGAACTCCGGGCCCGGGCTACGCAACATGCCGCTGCGCGTGGTGCTGCAGGACGAGATCGACGCCTACCCGGACGACGTCGACGGCGAGGGCGACCCGACCGTCCTGGCGGACAAGCGCACCGACCAGTTCGCGCGCGCGAAGCGCTTCAAGTGCTCGACGCCGAAGATCAAGGGAAAGTCGCGCATCGACCGGCGCTACCGCGCCGGCAGCCAAGCGCGCTACTACGTGCCGTGCCCGCATTGCGCGCACCTGCAGTCGCTGCGCTGGGGTCAGATGCGCTGGACGCTCGAGCGCCGGCGTGAGCTGGTGTGCCAGGAGTGCGGCGGGATCACGGAGATCGACCGCGCCGCGGTCGGTGCACACGCCTGCTCGCACTGCCGGGCGAGCGTCGAGTTGGGCGAGGGCACAACGCGCGAGGTCGACACCGAGGAGCTCGATCGCGTCTGGTACGAGTGCGAGGCTTGCGGCCAGCAGATTGGCGAGCACCACAAGACGGCGATGATGGAGGAGTGGCCCGTCGGCCGCGCGCGGCACATCCACCACGCGCCGGGGCCCGGGCAGGTCCTGGCGGACGACGACCGCGACCCGCACGCGATCTGGGCGATGGTGCGCGGCGAGCTGAAGCGTTTCCTGCCGCGCTACGTGCGCGCGCTTTCCTGGCACGTGCCGGCGCTGTACTCGCCGCTGGGCTGGTTCTCCTGGGCGAAGGCGGTCAAGCAGTACCTCGAGGCGAAGAAGGGCGGATACGACGAGGAGACCGGCGAATCGCTCGAGCAGGTGTTCTTCAACACCGTGCTTGGCGAGGCCTACGAGGTCCAGGGCGAGCAGCCGAAGGTCAACATCCTCAAGCAGCGCGCCGAGGCCTACGAGCTCGGCAAGGTTCCGGCGGGCGGCCTCATGCTGGTGGGCGGGGTCGACGTCCAGGGCGACCGGCTGGAAGTCGAGATCGACGCCTACGGCGAGGGCGAGGAGTGCTGGATCGTAGAGCACCACGTCATCCAGGGCGACCCCACGAGGCGCGGCCCTGGTTCGGTGTGGGAAGCGCTTGCGACGCTGCGCGATAAGGCGTACCCACACGCCGGCGGGCAAACCCTGCGCATGTGGGCGATGGCGGTGGATTCCGGGTATCTCACGCAGGACGTCTACGACTTCTGCCGGCACTACGCCCACAAGCACGTTTTTGCCACGAAGGGCGAGGCGCAGACAGGCAAGCCCGTGCTGTCGCGGCCGGCCTGGGTGGACGTCAACCACCACGGCAAGAAGATCAAGCGCGGCGTGCAGCTGTGGCACGTCGGCACCGACACCGCGAAGGAACGTCTCTACCGGCGCCTCGAGCTCGACGTGCCGGGGCCCGGGTTCCAGCACTTCCCGCGCGGCCTGCACGACGAATACTACGAGCAGCTCACGGCGGAAAAGCTCGTGCGGCGCCGTGTGCGAGGCATCGAGAAACACGAATGGGTGAAGGTGCGGGAGCGGAACGAAGCGCTCGACCTGAAGATCCTCTGTTACGCCGCGGCGATCTATGCCGGCGTGCAGCGCGTGGATTGGGCGCAGATGCGCCAGACCATCAACCCTGAGCAGCAAGACCTATTCGCGGTTCGCAAAACTGCAGCGACCGGCGCCCAAGCGGCGGAAACGAGCGCGGCCGCGCAAGACGAAACACCTGACGACGATGCAGTCGCGACGGCACCGGCGCCGGCAATGCGGGCGCCGGTGCCGCGGCGCCGCGGCGGCTTTGTCAAGAACTGGTGATACACGGAGACACGCATGGACCAGGTGAACGCTGACCAGCAGATCTATTACCCGGACTCGAACCGGATCGGGTACTTCAGCATCCTGTTCGAGGTGCTGCACGACGGGGCGCGCCGGCCCATGCTGAACGCGCTCTTCGGCCTTTGCATCCCGATCAAGACCGAGGCCGACGAGTCGGGCCGCGGCACGAAGTACTACTGCCACAGCGAGCTCTTCGACGAGCTGCGTGAGGGCGAGGAGATTCCGAAGTACCGCATCGAGGCCTGCCCGGCGGGTCAAGGTCCTCTCGCCGACCCAGTGCTAGAGGCACGCCGCAAGGACAACGCCGGCTGGAGCTTCGCGGCCGTGCGGAACACGATCGTGCGGGTCCCGCCTGCGCAGATGGGCATTGCAATCCGCAAGCCAGGACAACTTCACTGAGGAGATGACGATGGACGCAGAGAAACTTCCCGCGCTCTTCGAGGGCGCCACGCATCGGATCGCCGGCAGCGGCGAGCCCGTGAAGGCCGTGCGCTGGGTGAAGGACGGCGATCACGACATGGTGGTGCGCTACCCGATCGAGCGGCGCGAGTTCAAGGGCTTGCTCACCGTGAGCCCGAAGGAGAAGTACGGCCTGCGCTTCGGCGAGTGGATCATCGAGGACGCGAAGGGGCGGATGTGGGTGGAGTCGTCCCAGGAGCTGCCAGGCGGGAAGTATGTCGCGCTCGAGCAGAAGCCCGGCGCCGTCGCCGCCGTGGTCGCGATCGCTGTCGGCTTGGCGATCGCGCTGTTCGCGGCGCCGCAGGACCTGCCGCTCTTCTTCGGGGTCACGCACCTGATGTACTACAGCGCGCTGCTCGGCCAGTGGAACGGGCTCGCCAACGGCGTGTTCGACCTGGACACGGACACGATGAAGGTGGCGGCGGCGACCAACACGTACACGCCGAACCAGGACACGCACGATTTCTTCGATGACGTGACCAACGAGGTCACGGGGACGAACTACACCGCCGGCGGGGCGACCCTTGCTAGCGTGACGCTCACCAGGTCCACCACGACGGTCACCTTCGACGCGGCCGACGTGGTCTGGACGCAAAGCGGCGCTGGATTCTCGAACGCGCGCAAGTTTCCCATCTACCGTTCCTCCGGCGTCGCATCGACCTCGCGGCTTTTCAGCGTGGTGACGGCGGATGCCGACGTGGGCAACGTCACGGGAGACCTGACGATCGCGTGGAACTCGAGCGGGATCGCGACCTGGTCGACGACGTAAACGGTGACCGCGTTGCCCTCCCTGGCGACGTGGAAGAAGCTTGCGCTAATCACGGAGTCCATTTGGCGCGCGCACGTCTCTTAGTGGCGTGGCGGAGAACTAATGCTTATCTGGATAACTGGAGCGCCTGGATCAGGGAAAACGGCACTAGCCAAGAAATTACAGTCCCTCATGCAAGTGCAAATTCTCGACGGCGATGAGGTGCGCCAATGGCTCACCCCTGACTGCGACTTTTCGGAAGAGGGTCGCCGAAAACACGCCGAGCGCGTCTACCGCGCGGCAAAGATGCTTCCTGATGCCATCGTCGCAGTTGTTGCTCACCCTCCCGGCCCGGTAGATTGCCTGATTTGGGTCGATGGGCCGAATCGCAAGCCGTTGTGGGAAGGCACAGCATACGTGCCTCCAGAGAATCCAGACATTACGGTGAGGACGTGGTGAAGGTCATCGTCAATGGGTTCATGAAGCACGGCACGCACGCGGCGCTGAAAGCGTGCGAGTTGCTTGGTGTCAATGCGCAGCACGGTCATTGGAAGATGAAGAAACTTCCAGAGGATGCCACGCACCACGTATTCATCAAGCGCGATCCGAGGGATGCGCTGGTATCGTTTCTGCGATTCATCGGCCAGCCAGTTACCCAAGGTACGGTAATGCGGCGCATTCGGAAATATCAAAGAGCGAGTCTTGAAAAGGAAATGGCAGAGTTTCTAGCTGGCTACCACGAGGGTATTTTCACGCTCCGCTTTGAGGAGCTAATTGCGACCGACAAAGAAATGCGGAGGCTTGCGCAATACCTTGGCGTGCCATATCTGGAGGACGCCTTCCCGAATCTTCCAAACCATACGCAAACGTGGACTGGCCGCTATTCGGATCATCGAACAGTGTGGACGCCTGAGGTCGAGGCAGTGTGGCGTGCCGAAGGCGGCGACAGCATTCTTGCCGCGTGGGGATACTGATGGCCGAAGCTCTCATCCGTATTGTTGATAAGGTGCAACCAGACAAATCGAAAGCCGAACGACTGTTGCGGGCTGGTGATGTGGTGGTGATATGTCCGGATGAATGGCCGTGGAGTGCCATAGAGCGAACCAACCCGGAATGGCGAATTATCCGAGTCAATGTGCTCGCAACTACAGTCAATACTTTGTTGGCAAAAGCCGCTGACCCACTAGCTCGTCGTCGCAGAGAATGGAGAATAGATTTTTCGTTGTTGCCTGGTCCATCATTGTTCTCTGGCGCGAGAACAACGGAAATTATCGGTCTTACGAGGCAGCAAGTGCTTAGCGCGATAGTGAAGAAAGAGCCAGAGACGGCGTAAATGGCGACTACTAATACCATTGGTACTGCGAGTCGCGACTACTCCACGCTACAGTCGTGGGAAGACGCCGTACCTGCGACTCCCACTGGCGGCTACATCGGCGAGTGCTACAACGACTCCGAATTCACCGCCGCCGTCGAGATAGGCGGCCACACAACCAGCGCCGCCAACTTCATTCGCCTCACCGCCGCCGCCGGCCAATCGTTTCAGGATCACGCGAGCGTCAGGACGAATCCGCTCACCTACGATCAGTCAAAAGGCGTGGGCGTTCATGCGAATCCGTTTTCAGTAGCCATTATCTTCGTCACCGACGACTACGTCGAGACATTGCGCCTGCAGATCAAGAGAAGTGTTGGGAGCTACGACAAGGGTGCCTTCACGATCGGCACTGGCAACAGCAACAGCTTTATCAAAGACTGCATCGCGCTCAAATCCAATTCGAACAACGCAATCAACATCCGCCAGGCCGATGGCAAGGCGATCAACTGCATTGCGATCGACACTGGTGGTGGCGCCTCCACTGGATTTTTTAGCCTGTATGGCGGACTCTCTCTAAATTGCACTTCGGTGCGCTCAAGCGCCCTGGGAGCCGGAGGCCTCGGCTTCGGCACCTATGGCGCGAACAACCTAGCCAAGAACTGTGCTTCGTTCGGCTGGACGACAGACTATGCTGCCACCGGCTGGGACACGACCAACTCCGCCTACAACGCCTCGGATGGCACTGGCACCCCAGGAGGAAATTCACAAGACAGCCTGACCTATGCCAATCAGTTCGAGAGCACGACCGCCGACTTTAGGCTGAAGTCCGGCTCCGGTCTGATAAACACCGGGAACACTGACGCGACCAACGCACCGAACGACATCAGCGGAACAGCACGCGGCACGACGACAGACGGCGACATAGGCGCGTGGGAGTTTGTAGGGGCAGGCGATACGGTCAGCGTGCCGGTGCGCTCGCACACGTACACGGCGAGCGCACCCAAAGTTAGCGCGAGCGTGAAGCCGGCGCAGGCGACGCACAGCTACACCGCCCAGGCGCCGCAGTTGCGGGTGCGCGTGCAGCCGGCGCCGACTACGCATACGTACACCGGCCTGGTGCCGAGCATCACGGCGGTCTCGGGCGTGAGCGTTCC